GAGGAAAATGGGGGCCGGAGCCTGTGCCGCCCAGCAGCTTTTGCCGATGCCGTGTGTGCCGTACAAGCACACACGGCGAGGGGCTTTTCGTTTCCCTGCAATAATCGTATTCAGCATAGTACACCTCCTGGGTTGTGCCCTTGCGGGCGGTTATCGGTAATCTGAGTAACCCGCATCGCGCAGGTGTTGCCGCCGATCTCCGTCGCCCTTCCACCATGGCGCGGAACACGGGAACGCCTGGGCCTCGCGGGCCTCGTCAATTAGGCGGTCGGTGGGGGCGTTATCGTCATATGCATCGTTCAACTCATACGCCGGGTCCGGCATCATCTTGCCATGACAGCGGAGGCAGACGACGTAGGGCAGCGAGGACTTCGCGCCGCAGTCATTACAGATTCGATGGGCCATGATTACCTCACGCATTGCCATACCATGAAAAACACCAGCCCGAGGCTGACGCAGAGGAACACGATGTCGAGTAGCTTTTTCACCGCATGTACTCCTCTTCGATTGCCGTCATAACGTAGCCCAGCGAGCAAAGCCGCCAGTTCATGCGGCCGATCAGTTCCGTCCGACCGTGGTCGGTGGCATTCCGTGCCAGTGCCACGTCATCCCGCATTTGTCCAATAAGTCGCCGGGCCTGCTCGATCAGCGACTCGCTGCCACGGGCGTACCTGTCGGCCGCTTCGAGGGCGGCAAGGGGTACGGTGTCGCCGTGCGCCGTCGGGATGGTGTCGGTAGTGGTCTTAGCTTCGTCAAAGCTCGTCATGTTCGCTCCTTCGGTTAGTGTTCAAAACAGCGGCCAGCTAATAGATTCGTGGCAACATTGCCGCTGGCCGCTGGTGCCCGCCGGTACGACCGGAGGGCGGTGTGGTTAAATGTCTTTGGCGAGCCTCGTCAGCATCGCCTTGAAGTCGGCTTGATGTTCCTCTGGGTATGTGGCGAAGTCCGCTACTATCGCGTTCTCTGATCTGCTCAGGGCTACAGCAAGATTGAACGGAGTATTCCCGTCGCACGGATCGTGACAGGCGGCGCACTCGCCGTCTTCGTCGCGGTCAGTGGAACCGCAGTTGGGGCAGGCGTCGGCTTCCGGCTCGTCTTTCGCCTCTGGCTCCGATGGTTTCGGCGCGGGCGGCCGCGGCTTACCCTTGCCGATGTTCGCCGTGTTGGTGGTGCGACCGTCGCGGCCGGTACGGGCCGGTGACTGATAATCTTTATTAGTCGCTGCCAGCTCCGCGCGATACTTGCCAACCATCGGCTGCGATACGCCGATATACTCAGCGACTTGATGATCGCTTAGCTTCGCGCCGCATGGATGCACCAATGCTGCCTTGACCGCCTTAGCCTTGTCGGCATTGGTGCGCCTCAGGCCATGCGTTTGGTTGGCAGCATAAGAGAACCATTGGGCATCGCGTTGCGTACCTTGACGAATCTCGCAAGAGATCGTTTTCAGTTCCGCTTGACGCGATGCCCACCAGCGATGGAAGCCATCGGCAAGCCAATAGTTTGCGCCGTCAAAGAACACAATGACCGCAGGGAGTTCTACGCCAGCGGTGTAGGCCGCAGCGTATTCATCCACCAGCCCGTGGTCTATGTCGGTGCGCGGCTGGGTGTCGCCGTCAATCCGCACTTGATCGAGCTTGAGCTTCTTGCTTCGCACGCCTGTCAACTCCTTTCTTGGTTAGCCGCCAAAGACGCTCCTTGCCGGACATCATTTTTTCAGCACATCCGTCCCTGTAGATTTGCGACAACAGTTTGTTCACGAGCCTCCTGTAGCCGCGTATTCGCCGCTCGTCTATCGTGCAATGAGGGAGCAGTAATGTGCCGCGGCTGTAGCAGTACGATAGCCGAACAGCGCACTCCGGCGGTATGCTGTCTTCGACCTCGGCGGCGATTCGTGTAACAGACTTCCATTCATGTTCACGCAAGCAAGCCATAATGGCACTGCGTCGCAAAGGACTGCGCTGGGTCGGATTAACTGTGGCTGTTGTGTGCCGCATGCTCACCTCTTCTTAAGCACGAGGGCCATGCGAATTTCCAGCCGCGCCCAAAGGTCTCGGATCGTCTTTTCGTCGGCCTGGGTGACAACCTGCAAATCGGCCAGTTTCCCAAAGCCCTCTCCGTCGTTGCCGAAGTCGAGGAAGTCCGCGAGCCTCGTCATGGTGGAAATCACCTTGTCGCGGCGCGGCCGCATGGGTGCCTTAGGCGCAATGGCCTTCAGCTTCTTCCCGTTGCGCATGGAAGCCAGTTCCGCAGACAGTTCCGCCTCGACAGTCTTGACGACCTTCATCCGGTCGGCGTCAGACTTCGCCTTGGCAATCCGATTGACCGCCAACTTGACGCGCTCTCCAGTAGGCTTGTGCTGCGCAATCAGCATGCCCATCTTGGTCTTTGCGCCGTCGTCATTGTCGATCTTGAACAGGTGTTCGATCGTGCTGGACGGAACAGAGGAAACGTCCACGCCCTTCAGTCCCAGTTCCTTGCGAATCTTGTCGGCGCGGATTTGATGGTGGATGGTCTGCTCGGAAATCATAAACAGCTTGGCGGAATCGCGGGCCGCCATTCCGAGAGACTTGACCATGTGAACAGCGTTCGCCACGCGCTCGTCAAGCGTTGACCGCCCTCCGTGACTTACGTTCGCTGCGCGGGAGACCGCCTCTAAGAGCATCTTGTCCTTGGTTTCGAGTTCATAGACCTCGATCATCGGATCGGCGGAGAGTTCCTTGGCGTCAATCAATTCCTTGATCGCGTTGCACCTCTGATTACCCGAGGTGAGGATGTACCCTTTTTTGGCGAGGTACACCACAGGCCGCGGAAACGCATCGCCGTTCCGCATGCCTTGTGCGTAGTCGCTCACAAGTGCGGACACAATCTGATCGCCCAGTCGAGCGCCATTCATGCTCGACTCGTAAAGATCAATCTGAGAGAAGCGGATTTCCTTCTTTGCAAAAGGAATGTTCATGGCGCGGAAGTCGGATTCCGCCTTCAGGTCGTCGGTCCAAAACAGTTTCATAACGTGCCTCCGTTAATTGGCGTCCCGCACACGGCAGCCCACGAAGGCACCACAGGCCACCGTGGCGGGACATAGAAGAATGCGCATGGTGCGTGCGCGAAGTTCCAAGAGAATTGCGGCCGTGGGCCGCGGTTAGATTCGCCTCGCGTGCCAAACGCGCAGAAAGCGGCGAGCTATTTTTCCCTTGCAGCCCGTCGCCAATCGTTAAAGTCCTAACTCCAGAATGAGTAGAACCGCCCCCTTCCCTGCCCCGTAAATTAGCGGGATTGCGAACCGCTAAAATGGCGTAAGAAACATTATCGGACGTTGCAGGGGGCATTTACAGAAATCCGTTTCTAATGTTTTCGGCGAAGTTCCTTCCCTAGCCGGGCCACGTCTTGGCCGTCCAGAATCAACGTCCGCTCTCCGATTACACGATGCGGAATCCGGCCCTCGGAAACGAGAACCCACATCCGCTGCCGGCTCATTTTCAGCAGCCTTGCCGCCGCTGGAATCGTTAGTAGTTTTTCGTCGCTGGCTCGCATGTTCCCGTGATTGTAAGGATTTGTTAACTTGTGTCAATACGACTTTTCCCCTGATGCCAATTTTTGCGCAAAAGTTATTACCCGATAGGATTTTTCCCGATGCCCTGCCCTGCCCTTTTTGGGCTGTTTTCAAGATTCCCTCTATCCACCCCTTGCCGCCCGGATTATGATGGAGGGCGAAAGGAGAAGGATATGAAGCGAAAGCAAAATCAGGCGTTGACGGCGGCGATGGTCGCCAGCGTGGTCCTATTCGTCGGTACGCTGATCGGGGGCGGGGCGTGGGTGGCATCCGCTCCGAGCCGCGAGCGTGCCGTGGTGCAAAAGAACATTGCCGCGCTAGATCGGGAGTATGCCGATTCGTATATGTACGGCACCACGAACACGTTTACAAAATTGCCGCCATTCTACCGCAAGCAGACGTATGTTCAGGTGCGGTTTAAGCTCGAACAGAAGTTGCAATCGCTTGGCGGAACGCCGCCGCCGCGACCGCGATTAGATGAAGATTAGGCGCTAATCTTGCCTACGGAAAACGCCCCGTACTTGCAATCGCCGTGGCGATCCGCGCCGCCGGTGTCCAGCGGCCCTTGCCATTGCAGCACCAGCACGTCATTTGCCGCCACGGTTACCGGAACAGAGAACGCACAATGGCCGGTGGCGTCTGATCCGGCCCCGGTTGTCCAGCCGTGAAGGTGCGATTCCTCGACGTGAACCACCGTAGCGGCCCCGGCCGGATTCTGTACCACGCGGAGCAGCCAGTTCGCCGCCTCGCCGGATTGCCATTCAAACTCCTCGGTATTGCCGTAGATGCTCAAGCTGCCATGCACCATATACGTGCCAGCAGTCGAGAAGGTAATGGTCCCAGCGGCATGGTTCAGGGTAATGTCGGAAGTCACCGGGAAATCGGTGGCAAACGTGGCGGTCGTCCAGTCCGGGCCGGTCCATGCCGTGCTCGTAACATGGAAGCCGCCGTAGGAAGGCGTGAAACCTTGTGCCAGCGGATACAGCCGCTTGAAACCCGGACCGCTCGCCGGCCGCTGTCGCTTCCAAAACTCCCGGATCATGGAGTAAAGTTCGCGGCGAACGCGGTCGCTAATCTGGAAATCGCCCGGCGTGGTAGACATTACGCGCCATCCTCTTTCAGCACGATGTCCACGATCAGGCCCTGGCCCTGGTCGCCAGTCGAGCCGCTTACCGTCGTTACCACCTGAAGCATGTCGGTAGCCACTAGCGTAGGCGTGCCGCTCAGTGTAGCTGAGTAGGTGGTGAGGTCCGTCTTGCTGGCGAAGTCGAGGGCCGCCGTGAGAATCGAGGCAGCCGCGCCGCCCGCGGTGGACTTCTGAACGTCTACAGTGAACTTCTTATCACCACCTGCGCAGTTGTCAATACACAACGCTTGCACCGCCAATACGGTACACCCTTTGTATGCAAGGAAAACCGGGGTAGTGAGCGTGGTAATGTCCGTACCATCCGGCGTATTGTACTGAATATGAACGCGATGCTGCAACTTGGCCTCGGCCACGTTCGCAGCCGATGCCACCATCGCCGAGGTAAGCGAGCCGGTGGGTAGGCCGATGGTCCCGGTGAATTGCACGTCGCCGGGGAACACTTGGTCGAGGTAATGGTATTCCGGTGAGTATCCCATGATGGTCCTCTAGGTATTAGGTAAAGAATGGCAATCGCGTAAAGTCCGCGTAGGGGATGGTATCAAACTCTTTTTCGATGGGCTCGTAACTGTCAGTGTCCAGCTTGTATCCGTTCTCATCCAGGAACACCGGCATACAATCTATGGTCTCCTGGTCGTCCCGCGAAGTAATCTTCGTCTTGACGCTGTTAATCATTTTCCAATACCGCTCGCCAACTTGCGTGACCTTGTGAGTCCAGTTCTTTTTCTGGATCTCAAACGTCGCCGTGACGAGGTAATGGGTAATTGGATCGTAGGCCAGCACTGCGCGAATGTCGGCACAGTACACGCGGCCTTTGGAAAATCCGAGAAAATTAGCGCTGTTCTGGTGGCAGGCGTATTCTGCCGGGAGGGCATGGTTGAATGACTGCATGCGCTTAACGAGTTCGATTCGCGCGGATGCCTCATCGTCCACAATAGGACGGCTGAACGGATCGCCGGCCGAGTTCTTGATGGCAAGTTTCGTATTTTCCGCTGACCATACGAAGTGACGCTCCCGCGATTGGTGCGTCGTCATAATGTTGATTTCCAGCGGCAACCGCAGCGGGTTGACTTCGTAGTTGACCGTCGCAAACCACACTGCCTCGTTGTCGGTCTTTTGCAGGTCAATCGAGGCAACCACGAAGTTGGCGGTATCGTTGGTGGTTCCTGGTTGCGGAAGGCTGGTTGCAACGGCCGCCTGCTCAAATGTAGTGGACGAGGTTGCCCCGGTAATCTTCCACAGTTCGGAATACTGGCCGCGTGGATAGAACGTCGGGGCAGGTAGCTCAGGAATCTGCCATGCTGATACCGGCTGAGGCAACCAGCGCCCGCGAATTGCAGGACCGCTTTTGGTTCGGTGAATGGATGCTGATAGAGCCATTAGGCCGGGCCCTCCATAGACTTAACGCCCCACGTTTCCACCAGCTTCTTCGATGCCCACGCTGCTTCCCTTGTATACCAAGCCTGCTCTTTGGCGACTTCCAATCCGGCCATTATGGCGTGCTGCCCCATGCCATTCTCGATCAGCGGCGCGGCTCCGGCCCGTGATAGATTGGAGAACCGCTTGTATTTTGACATTAGCGCATCCTGTGCCTTGTCATCCGCCGCGCGCTCTTCAGACATAGCCGTCCATCCGGTGCGTCCATTTTCGAGCGCTTCCCACGGCGTGCGAACAGCCCCCCAGAAATAATCTTTGGCCACCGCACCTTGGGCACCCAGCCAATTCTTTCCCATCTCTTTCGTTTTTCCCCATTGATGCGCCTCACGGCTACGCCATTGGGCCCGCTGAAAATCATCGTTATTGACACCCAGCCCACCATAGACTTCGCGGGCGTAGTCCTGGGGCTTCATCTTGAACTTCTTGGCTTCAGCGGCTACCTCTGCAAAGTGCTTTGTGGATTCGCTTTCACGCTTCAGCGCATAGCCAATCACGGCCAACGGTGCGGCCAGCGATCCCGCTCCGCCGCCGCCCATGCCGCTAAGTTTGTCCATCCCCGGAATGCGATTGAGCAAGCTCTTGATGCCTCCGCCGCCTCCGCCGCCTTCGCCGCCGCCGCTCATCCACTCCTTGGCCTGCGTCTTGAGGTCTTTCATGGATGTGGGAATCTTGAATCCCTTTCCGCCTACGCCACCACCGCCACTCACCGACTTCTTTGCCGACTTCTGCAACTCACCTTCCGCTGCCTTGAGGTCCTTGCGCAGTCCCGACAGGTCAACGCCTGTACCCCACGTCAGCGGTCCTAATGTTTTACTCGCCATTGCCTGCCCAACCTGCTATCGCTCGGTTCAGTTCTCGCCGCCCGTCTTCGATGCTCTGTGGTTCGCGTTCGCTGTCCATCAGGTCCAGTGTTTCGATGGCCGCCATGTCCACCGCGCCGATCTCGCTTAGCCCCCGGCCCATCCCTTGTGCCACCCTCACCCGGTATTGCAGGTCAGGGCGGCCACGGAGTTTTTTCTTAGCCGCTCCCGGCTGTCGGTCGTCATGTAATTCGCTTCATACAACGCCATGCCGATGCCCTGGAGTGTGCCGTAACCGAGGTGGTCAAGTCGGTTATCGTCGTCGCCGAACAGGCCCCGGTTCTGCTCGTCCACAAGAGCCAGTTCCGCCACGTAACGGAGAAACTTTAGTTCGTCTTCCTGCTTCTCGCCGGCCGCCTGAAGGGCCTCGACTTCCAGCACGGTCAATCGGCGGATGCCCACCTCGCCGCCCCACTCGTCTACGCGCAGGGTGCCCGCTGGCTTGGCGGTGGCTGCCAGGATTTGGTCACGATTAAGCATAGGGTCGGAAGGTGTAGGAACAGGTAATTTCGCCGTCGTAAGAACCGCCGTCCGATACGGCAGTACAGATTGCCGATGCGAAACCGAATCGAGCGCCGTCTACATTCCACGTAATGACCAAGGCACCAGTAGCCCCGCTCAGGATCGTTGACTTTCCGATAGCCTCAACGGTTACTGACTCATCCTTCAGTCCGGCCTCGACGAGTTGCGATGCGTCGCCAGCACCGCCCACATCCACCTCGGAGCACGTGCCGCTGTAAGACACGCCCACAAGCGGAGTGATGCCGCTGCCATCGAAGGTTACCGTTGTTCCATTAAATGCTGCCATCGCTTAATTCTCCTATGGGGCGTTGCATGGTCGCATGGTAATCGAGGACGTGACATCAGAATCGCGTCGGCCGCTACAGGTCATGCGAGTGATCACGGCGTTGGCGAACGTGCCATTTGAACCGGCGTCATTTAGGGCCACAGTGGATTTACCCTTGCCGCCCAGTAGTACAACCGCCCCCGGAACTCCCTCGATGTCGAAACTCAACGATTGAATATCACGCCCCACGCGAAAGATATGCGTGGTATCGGCCGATCCGGCAATGTCAATTTCCGCCGGGCTGTCCTGAAACTGGATGCCCCGCAACGGCGTTACAAAGGCGTCCGCGCCGCCGCTAGGGTGCCACTTGAATGTTGACCCATTCCAGCCTAATCCCATAATCTGCCTCCTGAATCAAAAGGGGCGGCACGCCGGGCAAACGTGCCTTTGTCGCTTTCGCCAAGCCCCAGTTTCCTACAGCCACACGCTGAAGATCATCTCCCGCGCGTACACCCGCAGCACGTCCTGCCCGGATTCGATTTCTCCTAAAACGTCGCTCATTGAATCGAGGTGCCATATGTCGCCGTCGGCATCCGTCCAGCCGCTAAGTCCCGTGGGACTCGTCCGCGATTCGTCGCCAATGATCGCGTCGGCAACCGCCACCATTGCGTAGTAGCCGGCCGCCGAGTCGCTGGCCTCTGCCATCGGCATCACGCGAAACGAATAGGCCCGCGTCCCACTGGTACTTGTCGAGTCGTTCACCGGGTTGCACGACAAAAGCTGATACACCACGGCGGGCAAGGTTTGGCCTTGCGGCACGATCAGCGGATAGATGCGCGTTGAGGTCAAGGCGGTTAGTCCCGTCATGGCCTTTAGTCTGGCAACTAGTCGCGTTTCCTTGCTCATCCGCCCAGCACCTTGCGGGATTCGTTTTCCACGGCTACGCGAAACACCTTGTCAATCTCGCTTTGCTTCGATTCAAACACTGGCTCCAGGAACGGATGCCCCATGACGTAGCCGCGCATGGTACCCATGCCCCGGATGCCATGCACCTTCTTGAGGATGCCTTTGGTTTTCAGTGCGCCTTTCACTAGGTCTGGCGCGGTCTTGTCGTCGCCCTGCGTCTTCCATTGGGCGAGTGAATCCATGAGGTTGTCGACGCTTGCGCCTTGCTTGCCGAGGTACGCGAAGAGGGCCTTCAGCTTCTTTTTTCCGCGTGAACTCTTGCCCGCGTTGATCTCGAACGTGTACCAGCGGCCACGCTTGGCAATGGGGGCCTGCTTCATCGGATCAAGTGGGACAAGCGTGCCGCCTACGCCGATGCGATGGCCGGATTCAACCAGGTGCCCGTGTGCGCCCTTGGGACGCGAGGGCCCAACGCCAGCCCACAAGTAGTTGTTATCGAGCTTCTTAAATTTTACGGCGATAGACTCGCTCAGATCGCCCGTCAACTGCCGCTCGTCACGATCTACCACGTTATTGCCGCCGGGCGTTACCGCCGCTCGCTGCGCGGCATACAGGGCCGACTCATTGGCGGTAATCAGGGCCTTCTCGATTACCTTGTCCGCCAGTTCGTCCGGCAGGCGGCGAAGCATATCAAACTGCTTCGACCAATCTTGCGGCTTGATAAAAATGCGACTCATGCCAGCGTCTCCCGGCAGGCGCAAATCATCTGCCTGTTGCGTTCGTCGGCGTCAACACTGGTGGGGTACAGGTAGCGGATGGAAGTGCCGTCGTACCACTTCAGCCGTTTCTTCGTATCCATGTTCCGCGTGTAGCGCATCGTGACGAGGTACGCCGCCTCGGCAATCGCCAGCCGGGCCGCTAGCCGCTCGCTGGCCCCGCTGCCTTGAATCCGTGCGCGGACCGTCTCCACGTCGGCCCAGGCTTCTGCCTGTCCGCCGTAGGCATCGGCCGTCTGGAGGGCCGACACCTGGATAGTCACGGATTCGCGGAGCGATGCGGATCTCATGCGGTCTGGTTCCAATCCTCTATAGCGAGCATGGCCTCAAGCTGGAAAGGTAGCGGGCTCACGATGTTGCCGACGTTGACCGGCTCGCGTTGCTCATACCAGTGGGCGACCAGCAACAGCAAGGCATGCTTGGCAATCTGCGGCACGTTGGCCGCGGCCGTGTCGCCGGCCACGAAAGTCACCGTTACGGCGTTGAATGTGTCAGCCCGCGTATCCGGCCACGAATAGCCGTAGGCAGGCATGATCCGGGCCGGTTGGTTGCTGTTGGTCAGGTCGGTCTGATAGGCACTGGCCGAAAGCGTTTGTGTCGTTCCGTTTTCGTCCACGTAAGCGATGGAACTGATTGACGCTACCGGCAATTTGTAGATTTCGATCTCGTCTGGAAACTCATCGAAATACATCTTCCACGTCGCCGTAAGCAACTGTCGCGAAGTCCGCTTCTGATAGTAGTCTTCGGCCTTCAGGACCAGGCCGTAGATGTACGCGAAGTCCTCGGTGTTGGTGACGTTGGTCTGCGAGCAAACCTCTTCCACCGTGATAGCGTGGAGCGTGGGGGCGGTGAAGAGTGCGTAACGTGCCATCTATGTAGCCCCGGCAGTCTGTGGGAGAGTCACGGTTGAATCTCCGCGGATCGGCTGAAAGCGACAGATTGACGAGTCGCCAATTCCCGGCGTCATCCAATCACGAAAACGATCCTGGAAAGTCTCGTCTACGTTGAATACATGAGCGTGCTTTACCTTGATGGTCGTGTCCACAAACACCCGGCAGAATGCCTCGGAGCGAAGCCGCCAGACAAAGTTGCAGTCCATGTTGGCGAGTCGCTGCATGTTCGTCGGGTCCACCGATTCAAAGAACCAGGGATGCTTCAGTCCGCGGAGCACATCAGCCGGGAACATCAGCACACCCGATCCTATGAAGTCGCATTCCAACAAATCGCCTTCATCAGGATCAATCGGCTCCATCATTTCGCCGCTGATCATGCCGTCAGGAGGGCAAACGACGCGATTGCCGTTGGCGTCGCGCTTGAGTCGCCACGCCATCGGCTGGAAGGGTTTCATGTCCTGCCAACCGATATAGGCCCGCGCCGGAACCATTGCCGTGATCACGTCGCAGCCTTCGTGGTAGCGGGCCATAAGGCGGCAGAGCATATCCTCGGGGTGGACTTGATCAGTGCCAATAATCAGAATCAAGTCCGCACCCCAGGCGATTGCCTTTTCGCAAATGGCATAGTGTCGCCGCGCAGGGCACCAGCCCTCGCCGCGAAAGTAGCGGACTTCGCAGCCTTCGGGATGCCGCATGTTGAGTGTGGCATCCACGAAGGCCGTGAACATGAACGGCGAAGACCACGGATAGCCTACCGCCAATTTGAGAGGTTGCCCGGTCATGTTGTCTCCTATTGTGCGCTGACCATGCCAGCCGCGATGCGAGCGCCGTACTTGTCTTTCTCATCGGTAGCCAAGACGTCAATATGGCCCAGGCCATTCGCGACGTCCGTGAGGTCCACCGTAGATGCCAAGGCACCAGTGCAGACGATGCGTGTGTTCGCCATTACGCCATCGCACATCGCGCCAACGGATGACGTGACTTGGACGTGGTACTTGTCCAGCCCAAGGAACGTGCAATCCTTGATGAGGTAGCCTTTCTGCAAGTGGTCGGAGTAAACCACCGCTTCGTCCAGCCCGGCCACCAAGTAGTTAGCAACGCACTTGTCCATTGTCCAGTAGTCGCCCGCAGAACTGCTGAAGTGAACGCAGTAATCTGGACCGTTCACTCTCGCAATGAAGGTGCATCGCGTGAACTCCGCGCCGTATCCGCCAAGCAGTCCGGCGAAGTGGACGGCCTTGACGGGCACGGCCACCTGTTCGAAGATCACGTCCTCGAAAATCGGAGCAACCGCCGCCGCCGAGCCATTGACGATGTACGTCACGCCGGCCACGGCCAAGAGGTGGATGTTCCTGATCGTGACATTAGCGGCAGTCATCGTGACCATCGCGATGCCGGTCAGGCCAGTGATCTTTGGGCGCAAAGCACCACGGCCCAGGCCGATGATCTGGACACCGGCCACGTCAAGGGCAATCGTCGCCGCCAGGGTCTCGGTGTGGCCTTCCATGACGTAGATGATGTCGCCCTTGCTGGCCGTGCATTTGCCGATAGCGTAGTCAATCGTGGCGAAGGGCGCATCGGGCGTAGTGCCATAGGACGCGCCGTCGGTGCCCGTCGAGTGGACGTAAAACCGCTTGCCGGTGGAAAGCGACACGTCCTCGACAGCCAGTGTGCCGACTTTGGCCTTGCGGTAGAAGAGGGGACTGCGAACGCTCATGTTATTGAAATCCTTTCGTGGGTTGCAGCGGCCAGCCGGGGTTAGCGACTGGCCGCCTCACGGTTCATGGTTAGGCAATCGTGGTCGCGGCGGTCAGCGTATCCTGCGGATGCTTTGCGCCGTGCCGGATATAGACCACAGCCACTTCGTCATCGTTATGGTGGCAGTCTACGTAGCCGACGACGTAACGAAGCGTGGTGCCAGCCACCGAAGCAAGTTGGCGAATTTCTTCTGCCGAGCACTCCAGAAACACCCAGTCACCAATCGCATCGGCGGCAACTGCCCCCGAGGTCTTGACCTCGATAGCGTTGGTCCCGGAGGTGTCATCGGCGGCATAAATCGACAGTTCAATCATGCCGTTGCCAACCTTTAGGGCCGTCAGTGCGCCGACAGCGAATCCATCGTAGTCGCGCAAATCTTTCCAGGTGGCCGTTGTCGCGCCAGCCTTGACGCTCTGCTCGGTAGCAGCGTCAGCCGGTGCGTGATAGAACATTTCCACGCAATTAGTCGTGGCGAATTTGTCAGTCGCTACTGCAGAAGCCATGTTTCCAGGTTCCTTTCTCTGGGGTTATTGGTTAGGCTCGCTCGGCCAGGATGACGAACGGGGACAGCGTCTCCGTGCTCATCTTGGGAGTGAGGTACGTTCTCCACCACGGGCGGCCGTCATTCCGCATGGTGAAGCGGAATGCTCGCTCGTTGTAGTCGAAGCGAACGTGCATGGATTCGGCCGTCTGGAGCGGCTGATAGGTGCCCTCCAGGTATTGCGACCAGTTGCCAAGCACAATGTCTCCGGCGTCGCCGATGTTCTGACAGAACTCAGTCGGGTACGCGGGGCGGCCCAGCAGCATATCCGGCTCGCCATCGCGGGCAGAAGTCTGCCACATCGGAACGCCGCTGGTCCCGATGGTCATAACGAGTTGCATGAGTTGCGGCAGGCAATCGTGGTTGTAAAGCCAAATGGCGTTTTGGTAGCCCCAGCAACGGGCACGCATCTTGATGACGTTCTCGTACACGATGCTGTCGGCGTCCTGTGCGGTCTCCTTGGATACCGTGACCAGGCAGCCAGAGTTGACCACGCCTTCGTACTCGCCAGCCCCTGTGCCGTGGAGCTTCTCGTAAAGCATCTTGGCCGCGAACTCGTCCCGGAAGCCGGCCTCGATCAGGGCCACGAAGCTGATGGCCGAATCGGCAATCAGTTCCTCGGTGGCGTAGGTGAAGCCCATGAGCGGAGTAACCGTCAACTTCACCTGCTCCATCGTCATGCGGCTGGCCGTAACCGACTGGGCCTCGCTGCGGCGATAGACTCGCAAGCCACCGCTCACGCTTGACGTGTGCGTGGTGTCCGTCCGCGCCGGCAAGGTGATGGACGGGGTAGCCATCGGAACCTTGGTGGTGAGCGAGGCGGTCGGGTCGTTTTCGGCCGCGATGCTCAGGAGGTTCGGCATGAAGCCGGTGGGCACCAGGAAGCCGCCGTAGGGGTTGGCATAGCCGCCCATTTCGTCGCTGCCCGCGGTCGCCAGGAACTTCAGGCGGTCGTCACGGACTTGCGCGCCGGGTTGGCTGGCGGTCAACACCGACTTGAAAAACTCCTGCGTCGAGGCAAAGCCCTTCTTTGGGTCTTGCTCGAATGCCGAGCGGACGTTGGCGGCCTTCGGCTGCTCACCCGGCCACTGATCGGGCTCGCGGGCGACTGCCGGAGCGGTTTTAGATTCGGATGCAATCGCCTCAAATTCCGATTCCTTGGCCTTGATGGCGGCCAGGGTATCGCGGTTGGCTTTCAGCTTTTCGGAAGCCTCGGGGGTCAGGTCGCTTTCCCCGGCGGCAGTCAGAATGGCCTGCGAATCGGCCACAAGAGCGGCCCGCTTGGTTGCGAGGGCCTGCAATTGTTTCTCGAACATAATTTCCTCTCACGCTAGATTGTCAGGTCGCTGCCCTGCAACCCGCATTGCGTGGAGGATGGGCAAGATTGATTCGTTAGGTCGCTCCGGTTACGACTGGCATTGCCTAGCCGCTTCCCGAATCTGTTTGTAGTGTATCAGGTTGTTTTCAGTTCGCAATTACGCTCATTTGTGCGTAGGGAACGGTATGCGCCTGGCTCGTGGATCACTTCGCCGCGCCGTTCCATCGCGGCCACCCTCTGGCGTACCGTTGCAAGCGATACGCGAAGGCGTAGTGCGATTTCCCGGAAGGAGGGGCCATAGCCCTCGATCCGCCAATGCTCGTGTATCGCGGCGTATACGGCGGTTTGGCCGGGGGTCATCGCTTGCCCTTGCGTTTCGCCTTGACCTTCGGTGGTCGCACCGCCGGCCGCTCGATAGTTCGCACCGGCCCCGCCGCCGAGCGTTCACGCGGCTTGCCCCAGTCGAGCAGGACCAGCCGCCCGGCCTGTCGGAAGTAGATCATCGCATCGCCTCCAATTCCAGCCAGGCGGACTCCACCCGCGTGGAGGCACGCCGCTTGCCGCCGCCAGCCATGCGTTGCATCGTCTGGTCTAGTGTTTCGATCCGGTCCACCAGCCCCACGCCCATCGCCTGCTGGGCCTGCAGCATGCGGCCCTTGCCGTAGTTCTCCCGCGCGATGGACTTGGACACGCCACGGTTGCGGGCCACGGCCGCAATGAACTGATCATAGATCACGTTGACCTGCTCCTGATAATACGCCGCCGCTTCTTCGGTTAGCGGGGCGTCGGAGTTGCCCTCCACCTTGTAGTCACCCGCGCTGATATACGTCACCCGAACACCTTCCGCTTCATTCCAGGCGGACACGTCGGTGTGGGCCATGTAAACACCGAGACTGCCGATCCAGCCCGAGGGCGTGATATTCACGCGATCCGCCGCCGTCCCGATCCACAAGGCCCCGGAGGCCATCTCCGCGTTGACGCTGGCCTCAATAGGTTTCCGGCCGCGGGCGGCAAATATCTTGTCCGCCAGTTCCGGGACGCCGAACACCTCGCCGCCGGGGCTGTCCACGTCAAGCAGGATCGAGCCTACCGACTCGTCCGCCATAAGTCGGTCAAACTCCCGGCCGATCATATCGGTGGATGCCATGCCGGAGGAATCCTCGATCATGCCGCCACGCTTGGCGAGCGTGCCCAGGATGGGAAGCACGGCCACGGAGTTAGAAACCACGGGCCGGCGCCGCTCTTGATTGGCGGCCCGCAGTTCGGCCAGCAACGGAGCATCGGCACGGATGCCACGCCAGCGGTCAACCATGACGCGGCTGATGGCCTCCAGCTTTTCCGGGCGGCACAGGTGGGGCTGGTTGTAAACGCGGGCAAGTAGGTGGTCAATCATGTGAAATCCTTTCGATCATCGGCGACGGGTGGATGGGTATTGCCTGCCCGAGTGAAACTTCATCGAAGCTATCGTGTTTCATCGTCATAAAAAAAAACCTCTTGTCTGCATCGTAGCCTGCCCCGATTAGTTGCGCGCCGCTCGGCATTTCGTTGCTGACAACGCGAAACGTGCCGGTTGCGATGCAAGCGACAAGTTCAGGTGCAACAAGTAGTTGCCTAATTCTTGGCATCTTGTTTATCCTCAATTCCGAAAGCGGTCAGTAAGGCCCGGTAGTGCTGTTCTGCCCGTGTGGTTTCCCAGTCGGCAAGGATGGCAGGTACGTCGCCGGCGGCAAGCAGTTCTGTCCCGCTTGCCAGTGGCATCATCACGGCATCTTGCTTGATGGCATCTTGCCCAGCGGCCTCCCACGAGGCCATGATGGGTACGATTGCCTTTGCGGCATACGCCTCATGCTCGCGGTAGTAGGTGCCCAGCCACGCCCGCCACTTCGCCCGGTCCTTGTCCGCCTTATCGGCCCGCGCCCGCAGCCCGTTAATCTCGCGGGCCGCGATCCGTTCGGCGGCATCCCGCAACAGCGGCCGGAAGGCATCGGCCAGCGAGGCGGTGGGGTCATCCTCCTCTTCGTCTGGCGGTTGTTCGGCACGCTCGACAGGCGATCCCTTGCCCGGCTGGCCGCCTTGCTCATTCCAATCAGGTCCACCGCCGGCCGGCTGCATGTTGAGCGGATAGCGGGGCACATCGCCGCCTTCGATGGGCGGCAGGTCTTCCTCGCGTCGCACTTCGTTGACCAGCTTCCACCCACCTTGCACGGCGATGTTATTGGCCTCATAGCGGAGCTTCATCGAGGATGCCTGCAATGCATCAAGCTCCACCTTCGTGTAATGCTCGTTGTCCTTGACCAATTGCAGGTCCGCCGCCGATTCCCAGCAGCCTGCCCACGGTCCAAGCACGGTCCGCATGAACGGTATCATACCCTCTTCCGCATTGCGCGGCTGGTCCGCCAGTCCGATCATCCACGGCGACACGCCAAAAAATCGGCAGATTTGCTCGCCGGAAAACTTCTGCGATTCGATCCACTGTAGTTCCGTATTGCTCACCGGAAGCGGCTGGATTTCCATGCCGTCGTGGAGGATCGGCGGGTTTCCGGCGTTCTCAGGCCCCGCCACGATCTTACGCCACTCTCGGCGGAAGTTGGCGGGAGCGTCGGTCTTCGACCAGTTCGGAGCGGCCAGCGGCCGCTTGATGACGAAGGCAGGCAAGCCACCATTCTTGAACAGTGCCGCGCCGTGTGTCTCTTGTGCGCTTCCTAAACCGATGGCGTTCTTTGCCGACTCGATGACCGACGTACCGATCACGCCATTCATGGATTCGGTACGGACGTGGAATATCTCATCCTGTTCGTACACGTCGGGCGTCCCGCTGCCCGGCTCGGTGTAGTAGTACCGGAGCATACCCACCGAGGTTTCCTCCACTCGCATGCGGTCGGGATTGAGTATCCGAAATCGTACACTCATTGCGTCCCGCGTAACCTCGTTGTAGAAGTTGCCGCGTAGCAGCAGGTGCCGCATCCCAACCTCTTTCCACTCGTAAGACGACTGCCAGAGATTCGCCTCGTTATAGAGTGCTTCATCCAGCGGGTAGCCGGTCGCTAGCTCTCGGCCTTCCTTGCGCCCGCCTACTCTCTTGAACACGCGGAACGG